ATCTGTGTATCAGACTGAGATGCAGCACCCGGTGTCCAATCTGTCTCGTCATTTATGTCTGACCAGTAAACCTTGCTAGTATCATTTCCATCGTTAGCAGCAACCACAAAGTCACGGACAACAGTTACATATTTAGCAGTAGGCGCAGCAGCAGCTAAGTTAGCAAAGTTTGTTGACGAATTCAAAGTCCATGCTTGCAACTTATCCTGACCATTAGCCAGAATCATCTTTGCGCCGAACTGAGTTACATCCCAACCCTCAACCGCTGTGTAACCCGTAGTCGTAGCCGCATCCAAACTAGCATCAGCGCTATCAAACTTATAAATCTGTGTTGTACTAGCTGCAAACAATGTAGTAGCACTGTCAAACTTGCCAGCAAAGGTAATGATTAGATTAGCACCAGCAGCGTCAGAGTAATCAGCCTCACTCTTAACTGGAGCATATCCATTAGTAACTGGATAACAGTTCTTTGCGTCTGTTACTGCACCTGTTACGCCGGGTTGATCTGGCAACCACTCACCGAATAGAATCTTTTGCATGATTATTCCTGATTAGCGGAAAACAGCGACATTTATATATGAATGGTCTACTGCGACAGATATTACTGAACTAGCAGTGCTTGAATTGGCTGCATCAACTGTCCATATTCTTAATGCCGATGTAGTTGGCGCTGTTGATGCACTTATGCTAAGAATAGCCCCATAACCACTATTTGGATTAGCGCCAGCACTACGTCTAGTCATACCAACAGCACCATAATTTGCATCAGCCATTTCGGTTGTAAAGTTAACCGTGTAATCACCTGTACCGTTATCAGTAATAGACGATACGTTACCACTACCACGAATAGCAACAGTTCCAGTACCGTTAAAATTAACCCAAGCACGACAGCCATAAGCCGTAGCTACAGAGCCATAACCTGAGTTAAACGAAAAGTTACCGCTTGAGGATATAGAGGCTACATCTGCTGTTGTAGCGCCACTATTACCAACACCAATGCGAACAGTACCGTCAGGGGAAGAAGGCTGGTAAATAGTAAAGTTATTTGTAGCCGTTACAGACTGCCCAACTTGTACATTGTTCGTCTTTAATGTTGACATTTAAATCCCCAATGCTGCTTTGATCTCGTCAGGTGTCGTTGCTGCATTAATACTTGTCTGGATAGCTGCGTACTTGTCACGGATAGCTTGACGAGCTTCTTCTGCACCGTCTGATGCACCCGGTATTTGCTTGGCAATAGCTTCGTCGTAAGGCTTGAATTCTTCAGCCCTAGCAGCACGACGCATATCGTGACCAATGTTTTTAGCTTTAGTTAAGTCGATTACGAGACCCATGACCATGCTCCACGAAATGTACGATCTGAAGGAATATCTGCTACATCTACGATCTCGTAAGGCTTACCTGCTGGTACGTCCTTAGCAGCGATTTCTTCAATGGTTAAGCCACACTCAGCGGCTGGAACTATGACAGCAACACCGCCGTCATCTGTTGGGTAAATTATGCGTGAGTTCATTATTATCCCTTGTTAACGAAAGACTGAAACCATTACAGTGTTGGAATCCCAAGCACTTGACGCTCCCCCACTAATAACCCTTACACTACCTGCTGCTGGGTTTGAAGCAACTTCAGCAATTTTAAAAACAGTGTCTGTAGTTCCAGAATCAGCCTCTTTAGCTGAACCTGCAACAGAACAATTTGCATCCGGCATAGCAGTCGTAAAATTTACCGTGTAATCACCTGCACCGTTGTCAGTAATACTCGACACATTTCCACTAGCACGAATAGCGACTGTACCTGTACCGTTAAAGTTGACCCAAGCCCTAGCTGCAAACAATGGTGCTGATCCACTAGGCTCTGCAAACGAAGCCGTACCAAATGTCTGCGCCCCTGAAAACGTTTTATTTGATAGCGTTTGAGTAGCGTCAGTTCCAACTGCTGTAGTCGTTGCATCAGGCAGCGTTAAGGTGCGGTTAGAAGCCGTACTAGGCTCCTGCAATAGTACGCTACCACCACCAGATGAATTTAGTTTCAATGGCATAGTTAACCAATCATCAAAGCATTACTTAAGGTTTTGCTATTCATTATTGCCCTTGTTAGCGGAAAATTGACGCATTGCAATGTAGAGGATCAACACCAGAACCTCCATCAGTAACAAGAAGTCTTACGGAACTTGTTGTGTATGATCTAGGAGAAAAACCGCGATCAGTATTACCTGCAACAATAGCGTCACTTAAACAACATACAGAACAAACTGAATAATTCGCATCAGCCATTGCGGTTGTAAAGTTAGCCGTGTAATCGCCCGTACCATTATCAGTAATAGAACTTACATTACCAGACGCTCTGATAGCTACAGTACCCGTACCATTAAAGTTTACCCAAGCCCTAGCACCATAGATAGGAGCAGATCCATTCTGAGCGCCACTCATCTTGGCAGCCGTAATCGCAGCATTAGCAATGTCAGCAGTAACAATAGAACTATCAGGCAGACCACCTGCCGCTAGTCCTGTAATCGTCCCATCTCCACTCAATGTCATTGGCATCTTATTGCCTCATCCAATTATCTGATCCAGCGTTTACATTTGACCAAGTATTTGACCCAGCAGAAACTGGTGTCCATGTGTCACTACCTGTTCCTACATTCGTCCATGTGTTGCTACCTGCTGATTGCTCAGTCCAATTAGTTTCATCAGGAGTTACATCCGACCACTCCTCACCAATTACCTGACCATTTGCAACCACTGTTGCCAGAGCATTAACGTAACCAATGCCTGAGAATATCGCATTACCTAAACAAGTTACTGTGGCAATCCCATTAACCGACGCATTGCCTTCATAAACAACACCACCAATAGCGCTAACTGTCGCAGTACCAGTGATAGATCCAGCACCAGATAGAATCCTAACCCCGGTTGCTGTAACCGTTGCTGTACCATTTATTACAGCATTGCCAAATTGTACTCTTGTTGCATTAGCACTAACAGTAGCAGTTGCATTTATTGCAGCCACACCGCTGAATATTGCTACGCCAGCCGCTGTTACTGTTGCATTGCAAAATATTGTTCCAACACCAAAATTTAACTTACCGCCATTAGCTGATACCGTAGCAGTGCAGTTAATCGACCCTATCGCCATCCTTTGCCGTATACCAGCAGCAGATACCGTAGCAGTTGCATCTACACTCGCAGCACCAAATAACGTCGATCCACCTAATGACGAAAACGGAGACTGAGCAAAGGTGCTAATGCCAAACATTTAAACAATAGTCCACGTTGCGCCAGAAGGCACAGTGACCGTTACCCCACTACCAATAGCCGTGTTCTTGCCGCTAATGCCCTCGTATCCAGTAGGGAACGTCATCGTTGTACCAACAGTCTGGTTAGTGAGCAAAATGCCGTTAGAAGCCGCAAAATGCAATTCGTAAGCTACATCTGACTCATCGCCATAAACAGCCTTAGAAGCAGGATACGTTACGAATACATCCTTGCTATTCGCAGCAAAGTTAATCGCAGCCGTAGTGCCTGAGCTATTGGAGAGAATAGTAGTACGGGATAACGTAGTACCTGAAGACGTATACGTACCAATGCCTACTTCGTAAGTGCCAGCCGTAGCATCTACGATAGCGTAATAAGTAGTGTTGCCATCGCCAATATCTGCAAATGACCGAAAGCCAGCAGAAGCGCCAGCTAACGTTAATGTACCTGTACCGGATGTTGTACTGGTCTCTTTAATCCTATCTTTAACGACCAGAGGCATTTTCTACCCCTTATGCCAAAGTGACACTCAAGCTACCAATAGCAATCTTAAAAATATCGCCGCTGTCAATCGTCTTAGAAGCATCCAATGGTGTGTGATACAGCAGGTTACCAGCGGTAGAGGCATCACGGATACCAACGTGAGTCACGGTTCCCCATGATGCTGTACATTGCGGGAACTCAATCGCAGCACTGTTCGTACTAGCTCCGTTACTTGGTGCGCCAAAGGTAACAGACTGACGAGCATAAGA